ATTTATGGATTCTGAACCAAGGCGTTTTATACGTCAGTGTCCAAGAGAAGAATGTAAAGGTTTTCTGAATGAAGAATGGTACTGTGGTTTATGTGAATGTAAATACTGTAAAGAGTGTAATGATCCATTGGTACCAGATCATGTGTGCAACCCTGAAACTGTAAAAACGATGAAACTTCTCAATAAAGATAGTAAGTCGTGTCCCAAATGTGGTACAGTCATCCATAAGACAAGTGGGTGTGCTCAGATGTGGTGTATTTCGTGTCACACAGCTTTCAATTGGCGCACCGGTGAAATTGAGACTGGTCGAATACACAATCCACACTTCATAGAGTTTAAGAAAAAGACGATGATGTCTCGAGAACACGGAGATATTCCATGTGGTGGCACCCCTTCGTTTAGAGAATTACGAGAAATGGGTGCCACAAATGAGATACTCCAATATTCATTATTTGTACATCAAATAGAACGAGAATTGGTGTATATAGATACGCGACCGATAGACAATACCCAAATACGAGTTGTCTACATGTTGAACGATATTACCGAATACGAGTTCAAACATTATTTACAGCGGCAAGAGAAGTACGTGGAAAAAAATCGAGATCTTTCAAACATTTTTGAAATGCTCGCCAATACAGGTGGAGATTTTCTTAGACAGTATGTTCTTGAACCAGGACGACATGATGAAATCATTGATCTTTTACAGAAGATTGTGGACTATGGAAATGAAATTTTCGATTCAATTCGTAAACGCTATAATTGTCGACTTCCCAGAAATATTTATGTATGAGTATATTAGGATGTTACTTTTATTGTTCATCATCATTCTCGTCATCTACATATTACCTAGATACAGAAGCCCCAAGGTGTTCAAAAACTTTTTGACTGACGATGAATGTCGGTATGTAATACAGAAAGCAAAGAATGATTTGGGGACATCATCTGTCACAAATGAAAAAAAAGTGGATGAATCGATTCGTAAAAGTGAGACAGCATGGTTAGACAAAGAGGATCCTATTGTTCGAGATATTATGGACAGATGTCTCACACACACGGATCGACCATTCGTGAATTGTGAACAGTTACAGGTGCTTCGGTACGAACCCGGTGGATTTTATAAACCTCACCAAGACGCATTTGAAAATGATAAAAATATGAGAATGTATACATTCATTTTGGCACTGAATGATGGCTATGAAGGTGGTGAAACTATATTTCCAAACTTGAACAAAGAGTACAAACTCGAGAAGGGTGATGCCCTTTTTTTCGATACTCTCGACAACTATGAGTTTATGACATCCAAGGCTTTACATGGTGGGAAACCTGTAAAGTCTGGAGAGAAATGGATTTGTAATTTATGGGTTAGGAAGTATCCTTACACCTGAACCTCACCACGTTCGATCAACTTCTTGCGATTCTCTAGATGAAGGCCCTCGACTAGCGACTTGTTTTGAGCGGCATATGGAACAGCATACCCTTCGTCACACATCCACTTATTAACATTGGTCCAGGTACCTTCTTCACACACCCAAACCTCTGCGAGAACGCGACCAAACTTACCCCTCGAATCCGCCTCCGGGCATCTGAGTTCGATCTCAATATCATCTTTCTCAGATGCGACCGCCTTCAGGCACCATTCCTTGAGCTTCTTCTTCGAGAGAAGTCCGAAAACTTTCTCCTCCTTATCAGAAGTACGAGACTCGGGAGTGTCAATACCTAGGAGGCGAACACGCTGCTTCGTGCAGACATCAAAGCCTAGATCAATGTTAACATCAATGGTGTCACCATCGACAACCCTCTCAAGGGAAGAGACCCGGTACTTGAAGTTACAGGATTCAACGTTGTAAGAGGACATCTTATAACAATCTATATACTTAAAACTTTAATACCTCCATAAAGTATGAAATGTATCGCAACTTTTTCCGAAAATAATCTATACAAGATAAAGTTGGCGAAGACTCGTAAGAACGTTCTCGAGGGGATGTACAGACGACCAAGTGTCGTGGAAGTGCGTCCAATTAGGGAAAATCTGAGACTTCGTTTACGTTTCACAGAAGCGATAAAAGAAGCACAGGATATTTGTGAAGATAACATAGAGTCCCAAGAGTGTCATTGGGCGTGGTACGAAGTAGATGAACTAGAAGACTCTCTCATGCGTCAATGATGACTGTAGGTGGTTCGTCGTCGTATCCATAGAATTTAATAGAAACGCCATAAAGTTCGTTTAGTCTAGGGTGTAGGTCTTCATTGATGAACCATTTCCATTCGTGTAAATCGGTAGAAAAGTATTCACATCTATCTTCCCCGAAGCTGCGTTTGAGAAGGAAGTCTTCGTATCGAACCTCTTTCATGAGGGAGAAGACCCCCTCTGGTACGGGGACTGTACCCATACGAACGGCATCGAAAATGTCGATAACATAGTACCCACGTGCGTCACAAATGATGTTCACCTGTATATCGGGGAACCCTTTAATGAATGATTCAAAGTCTGCATTACTTGGGAGAGTTGTGAAAATGGTAGGACCAACTTCATCGGGAATCACTTGCAGGAATGATGGATGTGTGTGATACGCTACAGGTGCATCCGACCACTCCTCCTCGAGGACACTCGAGTCGACACGCGCCCTTTCCTTGGAGGTCACGTAGGTGAGACCTTTGTAATTCATACACCTATCGTACTTAACTTTACCCCCATATTCCCAACGGTTTTTAGACGACAACTTACTCACAGATTTCAAATCTCTCACCACGATTTTTGTAATGTGTAACCTGTGAGCGGTCATCCTATATTCATAATGACATTTTTATCTAGGAGTGTAATCTCACCCAGTTGGTCCCATGTGTAGTACCTAACGGATATACCAAACTTCTTTCGCATGATGGGGTCCACGTACCCATTTACAGTTCGTTTCCATTGGTCAGGCGTTGTTTGAATATATACCAAGTTACTCCAATTCACTGATACACGTCGTAATTCTCTGGAAGTCAAGAAACGATTAAATTCTTCGACAACTTCATCTGGGTTGGGTTTATTCATATTCGTTTCAATAAGATCAATGATATAGTACCCTTGGTTCTCAAGGATAATATTTGCCTGTATCGCGGGGTAGTAGCTTATATACGTTCTGAAATCAGTACCACTTGGATAGGTAAAAAGTGTCCTGTTTTGTTCGGGAACTGGGTGTGTGTGATACACGATATATTGAGTCATATCTTCTTGTGTGGGGGTTACAGAAGCCAATTGTTGGTTTGTACTCACCGTCGGTGTACCGAATCTGACATAGTTACGTGTATTCGAAAGTGTGAACGGTATCGAACCCCCATACTCTACTCGCTGTTCCCAGGTTTTCTTATACACATTCTGGAGTTCCTTGATTGTTTTACGACTCAATCTTACTGATAGGTAACGATCATTCCCACTCGTCACCGTACCTACGTTAAACGTATTCCTGGGTATGTTTACACGCCTAAATTTTTTGGATAGACGATTGAGTGCAGCATTAATTTGAGTCATCTTCCTTCGTCTCTCCACTTCACGACGTCTGTTGAGAGCCTGTCTACGCACCGTTTCAGACCTTCGTTTCTCCACTGTCTTCGTAGAGATCTCTTTGATAGGCACCCTCTTTGGAAGCATCTTACTTTAGATAAAGAAGAAAATTGAAGAGTGTCTAATGAACATCGAGGCATTCGCTCGAGAGATATATTCTCAACTGGGTCCTGGATACAGTGAGAGAGTATACCACAATGCGATGGAGGTTTTATTAAGGGAAAAAGGGATTCGGTACGAATCGGAACGTATCATTCCAATTCCATTTAAAGGTCATGTGATTGGTAACTTGAGGGCGGATATAATCATTGACAATGAGATTGTTCTAGAATTTAAAACTATTCGAACTCTGAATGACGCGGCGGAGTTGCAGGGTAATAACTATCTTCGTCTGACAGGTCTGAAGACGGCGTATCTGGTGAATTACCCACCTCATCCGGATCGGGAGGTAGAGGTGAGACGGATTCGAGTAGTACCATTATCGGGAGAACTCGAGCCAAGTTATGATAAAACCTTTGAGAATCCTGGTAATGTGTCTGTGGGTCTAGAACCGCCGCTTGAAGAATTTCTTGAGCCCTTTGGAGTAGAGTCCGAGCTTCTTCTAGACAGTGGTGTACCGCTGGGTCGACTTGACTAATGGTCTCTAAATGAGGAAATACTTTAGATTCCAACTCATAGAGGGCGAGTAGGGCTGGTTCGTCGTTCATTTTTCACGTAAACAGGGATTCCACCACTTGGGGGCTTTCGACAGAATGTTTTACAGGTACAACCGTCTCGCGGATTTGTAAGTTGTCTCTTGTTTGCGTAACACTTGATTGGGAGGTAAATATCCTTCTTGAGAAACCGAACGATTCGATCAAGAAGGATCATATAATTCTCAAAAATATTAAATAACTTAGGAACATAATTGACAAATTCTCAAACGATCAAAGCATTTGATACATACAAAGTGTTCACATTTCCGAAACTTGACACATTCCTGATGCGTGTGACAATTTGGACACTCTGAGTTTTTAAATTGGAGGGCTTCATTCTTGAATCTCCAAAAGCATGAGGTGCATACTTTTAATCCAGACCTCATGCTTTTGCCACACACTTTGAAATTTGGACAGGTCATATCTATCTACACTGTCGGAATAAATTCCCATTTTAAATCGTGACAGATCTTATTCCAAATAACGTCCTGTTGGTATAATTTTTCTTTAGACTTGAGGAGTGGAAAGTATTGGAGGTATTCGTCTTCACCTAAAAGTTCACAGAATTTGTATAGGACATAAGAGTAGCTGAGAAAGTTCTTCCTCTCTGTAGGACAGTTATCATCGAATGGTTTCTGAATATCTTTGAACATGATACGAAGATATTCTTCCAATTCCTGGGGCATATTTGGAGGTTTGATACCATTTAGAATATTTGTAATGTAAGGGACGTGTTCATAATATTTATTGAGTCTCAATTTTTTCAAGAGTCCCCTAATCTTTGCATGTGTGATATCTTCAAGGTTTTTGATTTTCATCTTTTTGAGTTCTGATCTTAATTGATCGATGACTTCAACGGGTATATTTGTCATTTCCTGTGCCTGAAACTGTGACAACCATTCATTAAAGTGATTTTCTCTCTTGTATGAATAGTTTATGATCTTTTCGGAGGTCTCCTGTTCCTCCCGGTATGTCAGCTCTTCACTAATAAGTGCGGCAACTATAGCGCCACAACCATCGCATACGAGATCACTTGTATCATGAAAATGTATAATGTTACTATTTGGGCATTTTTTGCAAATATCAATGGTGCGTTCTTGTGGTCTGGCTATATTTTTCTTTTCAACCGCTATAAGATAATCGGTGAATATATCTTTTCTTTGTAGACCGACAGTTTCCTTGACATTGAAAATATTATCTGTGCTTATCTTTTCATCACCATCGTCTACGTGTTGATCTAAATAAGGCATACATTTCATAATATACTCAGCCATCTCAGATTCGTACTTTCTTCGATTCTGTGGATCTTTACGTATAGATAGGTTCCAGGTTTCTATTCGATTATTATATCTACTTAAAAAATTACCTTCCATCCTATAAAGAGATGATTACCAAACTTTTAAGTAGTATTTTCTTCTTCTATAAATATATCGTTACACCCAGAGACTACTCTATCATTTCCGAAGAGTTGGAGTATGCCATTGACCACGACATGGGATACCTGGTAGAGGATGACTTTTGGTTGGAAGAGAGTAAAAGTTGGGAAGATGAAGTTCTTGATGAATACTACAC